TTATTCATATTTAATGAACATCGGTGATAAGTTAATATAAACCAGAAAATTATATGAGAATGTGAACGTAGCCCGGGAACTTCGGTTTAGCCCGGTAGAGAATAAATGTTTCGCCGATTGTAGTGGACAAGCATGGCGGGCTTTGGACCCGTCGACGGGAGTTCGAATCTCCCCCGGGCTACCACTCTCTAGGTGCGAATTTATACTTTTTTGGCTTTGATTTTCGCGTATTTCTTTGAGCATTTGTTGCTTCAACGCTGTGGTGAGTTGCTGTAGCTGACCTTGTTCAAGCTGGCTTTGATCTATGACTGTTCTGTGGGGCTCAGTGAGGGCTTTCTTGGTTAGGATTTCCTCTGGGTTCAGTCCCCATGCTCTTATGATTTCTTTGAGGGCGTCGATTTTGCTTATGCGTGTTTTGGGTTTTATTGATAGGCCTGAGGCGATGTAGATGCCTCTTAGGAATTCGATGCCTTTCATTTTGATGTCGTGGTATGTGCTTATGGTGTGGCCCATCATGTATTCGATGTAGTCTCTGTCTACGCCTAATGCTGCCATTTGGGTTCGGAAGAATTTTCGTATGCTGTGGGCTCTTAGTTCGTATCGTCTTCCTAGGGTTTTTCTTGGGACTAGTCCGGCTTTGAGATAGAGGTTATGAACTATGCGGTGGATTGTGCCTGGTTCTAATGGTCTTGGGTATCGGTTTTGTTTGTTCCGTATTAATGGAGTTTGGTCATTGATGTTTTCTGGCGGTATCTTTCCACAGGGGCTTCCTTGACGACGAAGTTCTAGATAGGCTTTGAGGTATTGGGCTACTTCTTGGGCTAGGAATGTGTCATAGTCGTGGTATTTGCCTTTGGTGATCTCGGCTTCGACGTGGATGTGGATGGGTGTCCTCATCTTTTCGAGGTCCCGTTGGACATGGCGGTATTGAAGCTTGACTAGGGTGCCTATGCGGAAGCCTCCCAGTGCGAGCATTGATGTTATGATTTTTTCGCGTATGTCGGCCAGCTCTATGATGTATTGAAGCTCTTCTGGTGTTGGTGCTCTGTCGCTGTAAACCGTTCTTTTTGGTAGGCTGTAGGGTAGTTCAAGTTTTAGTCGGTTGCAGCGGAATAGTGCTTTTACACCTTTAACGTGGTTGGACACCGTTCCTGGTGCTAGGTCTTCTGCTTGTAGGCATCCTATGAAGTCGTCGAGTAGTCGGCTGTATTTGGCTAGGGCTTTGGGGTTTGGGTCGCCGTCTTGGTCTTGGCAGTTCTCTATGAGTTGGTCTGGTTGGGTGTTTGCCCATTGGCAGAAGCGGTGTAGGCCGTAGATGTATTGGTAGAGTGTGGCTGTGCTTCCGGTGCGGTGGCGCAGGAGATGTTTGGCCAGCTCTAGCGTGGAGATGTTTTCAAAGGTGAAGGGAACTAATCTTGGCATTTTCCATGAGAGGCTATTGATGACGTATTGTTGGAGTTTTTCGTCGGCTGCGTTTCTGGGTTCAGGCACTGTTAGCGTTAGTGGTTTTTGAAGTTTGTAGCCGCGGGGGCTGTGGGTTACTGTTATGGCTTTCATTGTTTTCGCTCCGTCCCTTGTCCGTTTTACTCCGGCTGAGTTTTTCGCTTCGCGTTCTGAAGCGCATACTCAGCGTTTCTAGTTATGTCGTTTCGAGAAATTAAAGGCCAGCTTGAAATGTTTTGTAATGGTAATGCACGTATTTCTAGGACGCAACTTTTCAGTAGCACCAGTCCGCTGGCTGTGCCGTTTGCTTGTTGAAGATTTTCGATGGTTCTGTCATGTTGGATGCATATGAGTTCTTTGTTTTCTTGGGTTAGCCATCCTATGGTTTCGCGTTCAGCAGGCTGGTCTAGGGCTTCTGGTGTGTTTCGGAAGAGAACGTGATCCAGATAGCGGATGTAGACCGCTGAACCATGCGGGATGGCATGACCCACTTAGATTTCACCTTCTCTTGTTCATTACTCGCCTCCCACCGGTTTACTTGAAGAACATCTCATCTCTGACGTTTTCGCTCACTTTCACGTATCTCTGAGAATTGCAGAAACTTAGAATACGGTTGAGCAACGGATCCTTTGCACTTTCAAATTCGTTCTTAAACCCCAGTCTGCCTACGGCTACGCGAACTTCTACTCCTGTTGCACTGTATAGGATCTGATAGTAGCCTTGTTTGTCCCCAGCATACTCCTCTAGAACTTCCCAATCTTCAACCAAATTGACCAAAAGGTCTCACCTCCAAACTATGTCACTTCAAAAGTTTAAGTGATTTCTGGCATCAGCAAAGCGATTATTCGCTTTGTAGACGTCTGCAAAGTGACTATCAAGATTGAAGGATGTTGTGGGTTCTATTGTTCCAGATATCTGAAAGCCTCTAGGGCACTGATGATTCGATGGTACTCTGCTTTTCTGATGAACTTGTCTAGGTTCATTTGGTCTAAAGCAACGGCGAGTTCTGCTCTCGGCGTTAGTTGATAGAGTGCAGTTTCGGATCCTGGTCTTGTTTTTCTTTCGCCTACTTTCATGAGGTAGTCTATTTGTTGGAGTGCCTTCACTCTTCGGATTAAAACTGAATACCTGATGTGTGCCATGTCTTTTCGTTTTTTAAATTGTCTAAAGACGTCCCATGTTGTTTGCGGGCTTTTGAGGGCAAGGATGTGGAATATAGCCCTGTTGAGCTTTGCTTCTTTGCCTTTGAAGACTGAGATTCTTCCGCGTGTCCTCTTTCTCTTCTCCACAAGCCATTCTCACCGTGGCCCGTTAACACAACGTATGCGTAGAAGTGGCTATTCGCCTTTTTACACAGGTTCTTGTATCGCAAAACCCTCGTGAAAATACAGCCTATCATTCGATGACCGCTCGCAAAATTTTCTCTGAGACCATATTTAAACAGAAAACAAAACTTCATGTAAAAAACAGAGTGAACACCCCACCTGTCAGCCTAATTTTACGACGGTGCATTTTTCACCAGAACAATTTTACGAAGGCCAGAGTTTGCTTATATATACATGCATTCTCCAAAACTTTAAACTAAGACCAGAACTAGAACTCATAATGGAAAAGACCGAAGGACACCACTATAAAGGATATATCTGGTTAGGAAACAAAAATGAGAAAGTATGAAGCGACATACGATCAATATGGTGAAGAAGTTACCTACACTGAGATACATACATGCCCTAAAAGAGACTTTCCCATAAAAATGAACTGGTTCAACCCCGACGAAGCTATGAAAACAGGAACTTTCACATGTGGCTCTTCAGGGAGCGGAAAAACGGTCTTAAACTTCCACTTTGCCGATATGCTCATGGAAAAAGGCGTGATAGTCTACGTACTTGATCCAAGCCAAGCGTGGCAGAAAGGTTCAAGCGTACCCAATGTACGTCGCGTTGGCTATCCTTCAAAAGTCACGTTCCCAAACGGAAACTCGCTGGATGGAAAAACACTAGTCAAAAACGGAACAATATTCGACATATCATTCCTCACCTATCCGCAACGAGTAGACTTCACCGAAACAATCTGCAAGTGGATACTTGATGATCGAAAAAAATTGGCGAAGCCACCACCGACATTCGTGTTCTTTGAAGAATGTCAACTCGTTTTTTATCAAGGCTCGATGCGAAGCCTCAAAAGACACAGCAATGCAGTAGAATTGGTGACGAATGGAAGAAACTTCAAGGTGAGATACGGCGCAATCACGCAGTTCGCTTCAATGGTTGATAAACTTCTCCTCAAGGTCACGCGCCAACGCTATCTAGGATACACGAGTGAGCCAAATGACGTAGAGTATCTCGAAGACATAATAGGAAAAGAAATGGCGAAAGAATTACCAATCTTAGAAGTCGGAGAATTCCTATATTCTTATCCAAGACGAGAACACAAACACACGCAAAGAATCAAGGTTCCGATGTTCCATAGAGAAAGCCCGAATATTAAGATTTTTCGACAAAACGGTTAGATAATGCCTTAATTCACGAAAATATGCATGCAGAACAGTGGAGGAGGCCACTAAGCTGATATAGGCTGGATTCCAGTATGTTACTGAGATGGATGGAGCCAGAATCTTTAGAAAGAGAAAATGAAAGAGCATGAACTAACCCAGTATATTTACTTTTAGAAAGGCTATCAAGGCTACCACATCCACTACCATGAAAAATAGAATGACACCAGGCCAGATCCATTTTCTCATTTCAAACCATGGTTTTCCTTCCAGTTGTTCTTTATGCATCTTTTCAGTCACAAAGCCTTTTCTTCTGAACTTCTCTATGATTTCATTCATGGTTTTCCGTTCTATATCGTTAACAATTAAGGTCGAGCAGTGTAGGTAAAGTAAGCATGATAGCATGAAGAAAATAAATAGGAAAAGGGCGATTCCAATCGGAAAAAGATCTGCTTCAGGTTGAAAACACCCCAGAATAATGAGAAATGAAACGGAAATCACTATGGAATCGGCCAGATACATTCTATTGTTTCTCTCTAACATTCCTTTCCTCATTAACTCATATTCTAAGCGTAGATTCGCCTTTTCATCTTCCTCTGTGACTCTCAGAAATTCTCTGGTTTCTTCAGACAATTCTCATACTCCTTTCTCTATAGAAAATATGGAATGCGTTCTCTATTAGTGTTTAGATGATAGATTCTTCAACGAGATTGCAATATGTGTCTTACGCTCAAATCGATTAATTCAAGAAATTCGATTGCGCACGCAATTAACATCTACCTCTCTTTTACGGTTTACTAGGGAAATCTATTCATAGCATATTTTGAGCCTATACTGAACCCAGGAGGACCAAATCTGAAGGACTATACTTCTATGGCTTCCCCCGTAATGGTGGGGTCTTTCGAGAGAAGGCCATAAAGAATATTCAAGTCCACATCCAAACCTAGAATCTCATTGAACTTGTCGTCGATTTTTCTCCTCACTCTTGGCTCTCTGAACTCTTTAGGTAGAGGTCGTAGCTCGTCATTACGTATGTGAGAGTACAGATCCAGTAACTCCTTCACTTGTTTCTCGCTCAGCTTTCCAATGTCCAGTACAGGTAGTTTCCATAGAGGGGTCTTCTTGAATTTAATCCACGGTCCACGGGTTACTTCACTGAGCGATAGGAGATGTAGGGTTCCGTAAGTTGAGTTTATCCAAAGGGTCATTATTTTTGCTGTTTCGTCGCTGGTCAGTGTATAGCCTTTTGCTTTCACCTTCTTAGTTTGAACAGGCCACCAGACGTTCGATAAGACATTTTGTTTCGAGAGGATTGCAAGAACCCTGTAAGTAGGAAGCCACGCCCGCTCAACGATTAGCAGGTTGCCGCTCCGTTTCCAAAGCGCTCTGGCCATCTTGGCATTTTTTGGTTCTAGGGAAGCATTTGGATTTTGTTCTATGCACCTGACTTTCTTGGTTTCATGGTTCCAAAATGACTGATAAGGCTCTTGAGACCTGTAGGTTACTTTCCGAAAGGCCGAGTGAACCTGTCTCACGTCGGGTCCTATCTCCTCTGCAAAGGTGTCAAATGTGGTTAGGGGAATCCTGTTGACTATTCCTTGGGTGGGAAGGTAAAGGGTTCCTTTTCGAATAAGTGTCGTTATCCTATTTAACTCGGCCTGGGCGAAAAGGTTGTAGTGCCCAAATGCCTCTTCCACCAACCGGGTCGAGTAAACATCAGCGACTTTTTTCCCGTGAAGTTTGACGGAGAATGAAGAGGCGTTCGCGTTTTCTATGTCAGCAGGAGCAACGGCTCCATACAGTTCTGTCAATTGAGAACATATATAGACTGATTCTATCTCGTTTTCCGGCTTCCTGAACAAATTTACAAAAATAGTGTAGCCACTATTTTCATCAACGGAGCGCTTCCGAGCCACTAAGAGTACCTCGCTTAGACTGGTATTTTCGCTGAAGTTCCAGTCGTTAGGACCTTGGAAGCTAGAGATGATGTATTCAAGGTGGTATTTTTCTAGGAAGAGTTCTCTGATCTTTGTCCAAGAGACGCCGGCAAGCACAGCCTTTGGCAGGACTAGGGCCAATCGTCCGCCTGCCGCAAGGTATTGGTCGCTTAGATGGACGAAGACGGCACCTAAACCTGCCTGCCCTATCCCTGTTAGTTTCTTTTCTTTAAGAAGACTGGAGAGAACCTTTTGCAGCTCTTTTCTCTCCTTTGATGGTAAATCGCCAAAGAGAAGGTTGCCTCCAACGCTTCTGGTGAATGGGGGGTTCATTATACACATGTGGAAGTTCGGCACCTTCTCTCCCTCTGCTACTTTTCTTTGACTCACGCCCACTCTCTCCGCTCCGACGCCTCCACATTGGAGCTTAACAGGTGAGATGTCCGGTGACTTGAGGAAGTCTGGACTACCTAGAAACACGTTTTTGTCGAATTTCCCTAGTTTTAAGGCGTATATTCGAGAGAGGTCAACGGAAGTGGAAGGGTTATGGAGAGACAAGGTGGTCATAGCCAAGTGTGTTGCGTGTTGAAGGACATCAAAGCCCCAAAGCCCTTCCTCGATCATGTATTCGTGCAAGCTTCCCACATTGGGCTCTTCCGCTCTTATTCGATGTCGAGCCTCCAACTCCTTGTACAATGCCAAAAGCAGAGTCCCAGATCCACACGCAAAATCTACCGCTTTCAATGGCTCCTCTCCATATTTTGGGGGGCTTTCCGTAACTTTGAGCGGGGAGGGAAGCGTGACCAAGAGCCTAGCCAGAAGACATGCTGCAGGGACGGACGTGTAGTATGTGGCGTAGTACTTGACTAGTTTGCCTAGAAGTAGTTGATGATACACCCTTCCCATTAAGTCATGTTTTAGTAGTGCGTGTGAAGAAGCAATGTCATAGGCTACGTCAAGTAATCGGCGCAGCTCCCGGTTAAGCATGGAAGAAGCTGGGAGGTGCCTAAGAATTTTAAGAGCCACTTCAAAGACGGGTTCGTAATCTATCTTTAGTATCTTTACCCATTCATCCTCGAGGGCTTTTTTAATGTTGCTTTGCGCTCTAATCTGAGATAATGTTTCTATTTTCGCCTTCAGGTTCGCCAGTACCTCATGAAAAATCATAGCGTCAGTTAGAATTAGCCCAGCTGTCGCCAACACCTTTAAGTCTTCTTGCGAAGCTTTGGGCATAATCGGGTTCTCCTCACCCTTTTCCTCTCAAATCCAGAGCTTCTTTAAGTCGTTGGATGTTAATATTGCCCAATGAGATTTTTCTGGCAAAAGCGTGGACGCGGGCGTCAAGTTTTTTGACGACTGGGCCCAGCACATCTTCCCTTACTGCCTGCTCGTATACTGTCATTAGATATGTGACGAGGTCTTGGAAGTCTACATCCTCTTGGAAGCTTTTCGGCTTAGTTTCTAGGCCCTCAATCCACTTCTCAAGACCCACTCGATCCGCAAAGGTCATAGATGCCACGTTAAATCGCCCTCTGACAAGCGCTTCCTTCACATCTTTCTGAGTAGCTCCCAAAGTTCTGATGCTAACTTGCGCATATTCCACCATTACGCAAATATCGCACAAGCCCTCGTCCAATCTGCCCTCGGCCTGTCTTAGAAGCTCATTCCGCTTTCCCGGCTTCTTTCCTTCCAGGATAATCCTGACGCCATTCACGTCGAGCAGGACATCAGGCCTCTTCTTCAAGACGACCTCGCCTAAAGCCTTCAATCCACGCTCGGCAAAGAGTTCAGCTAAAGTGACGTTTAGCGATTCTTCTCTTACCTTAGAAGACCAAGGCACGAGGCTTCCTCCGTTGTATTCTTCTCACACCTTTAAATATATAATTATGTCATGCAATCAAGAGCGTGAAGTTTCATATGCACCTAGCATCTGGTCTAGCGATTCTCCTTTAGGAGATCCTGAAACCTTTCTCATATTGCGCACACTTAAATCAGAGATCAGGGTTTTTCCAGAATAGGTAGACTTTTGTCTGGATGAGAAAGCTGAGGATTTTGATCATTCGCGCCAGTTTCTCTACGTCTGCACGGTCCACACAGTCGCAAAACTCGTTATGTTTCATGTAGGCGCGGCCGGTGGATGCTATGCGCTTTCGATAGACGCCTCCTGCCTTTGAGACGTGCTTGAAAACCGTTCTAACTTTTTTGATAAGGCCAGGGTCCTCTCTCATCCGGTGAATCGTATACTTGGTTGAGCCGAGCAACACTGGGTTAAACCCCAGACACCTCAGCTTCTCTACGCCTTCTAGGATCGCTGGTCGGGGCTTGCTTTCAGCGATTTTTGTCATTCCTGCGCGTTCGAAAAACGGATTGTACCGGGCCATAACTGCGGTTGTTTCCACGTAAGGCTTTCCAGCTAGAGGAAGCGTTTCACGCACAAGCTTCACACCAAGCCCAATCGTACGATATTTCGGATGAACTACAACCCGAGCAATACATGTTAAAACTTGATTCACTTCATAAATCGTTAACACTCTCCCAAAAGCCTTTTTTCTCCCAGCCGTACGCACCGCTGGAGACCTGTAAACAATAACCCCGCAGAGCTCATCGCCACGTTTCAAAACAAAGATTTTCTGAGGGCACACAAGTCTTCGGCTGTCACGGTAATGGAAGCCAGCTAGCGTCTCATAGTCTTCGCGTGTGCCCTCTTCTATCCACATTTCTTTGACAAGTGTGCATTGTCGACCCCCTGGGGGTCGAGGAAAATACTTTACTTGGATCTCCTTGCCAAACCGTTTATGAATGTGCACTGTAGGCCTGAGATTCTCAAATAAGTCGGTGTGCGTTGTAGCAGCAACAACAGCCTTACCCTCTTTCCGAGCTAGTTTCTGAACGTTGAAAGCCACTATTTTGGCGGTGTCACGGTCCAAGGTGCTGCAGAACTCGTCCGCGATCCACCATTGTTTATCAGACTCTAACAATTTTGCTATTTTGTAGCGGTATTTCTGGCCGTCGCTAAGCTCCCGAAAACGCCTAATAAAAAGAAAGGCATCATTCAAACCAGCTCTGCTCAGAAGCTCCAAACCCCCGCTTAAGTCTTTGCCAATAGTATCGATTAACGGCTTCTCGGGGTCAGGGTGGATATCCTCCATGTCTATTGCTTCGCTGCCCAAATCTTGCTCTATGGCTTTTAAGAGGACAGACTTGCCGCTTCCAGAATCGCCGGTGATATATACAATGTCCTTAGGTCCTATCTTCAACTCGACGTTATCATAAATCACGAATTTGCGATGTTCATCTACGCCTAAACCGAAGGCTTCAGCCACGCCAATCGTTCTCGGCGTAATCTCTGTGGCGGTTTCATAAGCGATGTTGAAAACAAACTTTCCAGCTTTCCGGTCGTAACGTCTACGGAACTTTTGAATCTGGAAAAACTCTCGCTTGCGTCTTGTCATCTCGGAATAACCTCTACGAAGGGTTCAGGTATCATCTCTACGGTTCCATACAATGCCAAGCAGGTAGCCCAGAAAACATCGTCATGTGTGCCCTGTGGATGGTTGAAAGAGATTGAGCCGTCTTTGCGGAGTTCAAACCTTTCCACGTTAAGCTCAGTCACAAACTCGCCCCGGTAAGGTCGTTCCCAAGTGAAATAGGGAAACCAAAACTTGTTGTTAATCATCCGCTGCTTCAAGAGAGTAGCCATCTCTTGCTTACGTGGCAAAGTGAAGCGGACACCTTCCACGTTGTCGATTTCGCTGTTTTTCATGTCTTCAACGACATAGTCTTGGTTGGTGCTGTCCACACGGATCTTGGAGAAGCCTCCCCAACGGTCTTGGAGCGTTTTGACATAACCGATAACGCTTGCGTAGCTTGTGCCTAAAGGGAAAATTTTGAGGTGACGAAGGAAGAAGCGCTTCTTAACCTCTTCAATAACTACGAGAGCACTGTAATCTTTCACACGGCCTAGGTCCAGCCCCGCATAAAGATTGCCTTTATAGAATTTCTCAAAATCCCACAGCTCTAATTCTTCGCCGAGCGTCTTTTCAGTTGCAATACATTTGGTTATAAGCGATTGACTTAACCATGCTGTCTCATCCTCTGCCCAATCAGCCTCCATCTCCCGTTTCCAACGCCATGGATCCTCGCCAAACTGTTTACGGATCTTCTCTAAGGTGTTCTTGTCTAAAGGTCCATCTGGCTCCATTGATTGTTTCCAAGTCACATGACTACGAGCAAAATCGCTAAACTCTTCGCTGTGGAAAATCTTGTAGAAAACAGAATCCGTGTTCCACGGCGTACTGCTGATCAAAACCTTGCCCTTCGTAGCGCTGATCGTAAAAAGTATGGCAGTGTACATATCCCAATCATTAGGCGTGAAGTTGCATTCGTCCCAATAGAGAAGGTTTAATGTTGGTCCTCGAATAGTGTCCGGGTTGTTTGGAAAAGCCTCAATAATGCTGCCGTTAGAAAAATACAATACCGTCCGTTGCGGTTTAGGGCAAACATCATTCGGAAGTTTCCTCAAGAAATAACGTATTCTGCGAATAATCAGTTTTGATTGACGCCAGCCGGGAGCAACAATTCCAATGTAAGCGCCAGGGTTTTTCAATGCAAACTGAAGCAAAAGAGACGAAGCGATCCAACTTTTCCCCGATTGACGGTTCCACCGCATAGCCGTAAACTGATTATTAACAAACTTTTCCGCAAGATCACGCTGATAATCCGTGGGCTTGAAACCCACCACTTGCTCAAAAAACGTCACTGGCTCCTCGCTAAGTTTTTCACGTTCCTTTTCAGCCTCAGCCCATATCTCGCTGAGACGCGACTTCATTAAGTCACGCCTGGAGAAACGGTTTTTAGGATACAGTGCCCTTGGCTTTTTCAAGCTCAGTAATCTTCTTATCCATTTCCAGAAGTTGCGCTTCAATTTCAACCCACTTTTCAAACTTCTCTAATACGCTATCGTACGTTTGAACGGCATCAACTAAAATTCGAAGACGCTGTAACTCTAACTTATCTTGACCAGATTTACGAAGAGCCTCAATAGCACCAGCTAAAATCTTTATGGCTTGCTCATGCGTCAGCAGTCCCCTGCTTTCTATTGTAGTTGTTGTTGTTCTCTGAATTTTTTTCTGACCAACAACAACTCCCATCCTCTGAAGCTTCCTCTTTACGCCTAAAGGCTTCCGATTAAGTTCCTTAGCCAAAACATTAAAATCCGTTATACCCTTTTTCCACAGCTCAAGAAGTTTCGCCTCTTCCGCTCGGGTCCAATAATATTTACCCATTTTTTATTCACGTCTTCTGCGTTAAGAAAATGCCTGTTATGTTGCCGATGAGACCAGCTATAACCGTGAAAACTTCGGCGTTCCACTTGCCCAAAACAATCAGGTGCACAGCTTCGAGCCCGCTTAAACATGCAACCATGCCAAGACTGAAGTAGATACTATAAAGTAGCTTAGGGTCCGGCGGGATGTCAACGATTTGTGCTCCTCTTCCGCGCTTAACCGAGACCTTTCGAGTTAAAGCATTCTTTATGAAATTAGTTATGGTTTTTCACCTTTTGCTGTTTGTGACGCGTAAAACTTCGTCTGCCACCACGTAGAAAACTTGTGAAAAGCTGCTCAGCCTCTTCCAAAGAAACATGCTGCTTGTCGATAACCGTGACTTTCTCAGCCCAACCCACAGGAATAGCCGTGTAATCAATGTCGTAAAGTCCATCTGAATATTGAAAGTTGTTCTGAGCCAAAACAATATGCTGGTTACGTTTACCTAACAACCCTATGAAAACGCCCCAGCTTTTAACAGGGACGTCCACAGCTAAACCCATGCCCATACTTTTGCCTACAGACGCATCCGCCCAGTCGATTCTTACAAGATCACCTTTACAAACGCCTTCAAGCTGCTTTTTCAAAACTTGTCTTTTCATTACTTTTTCTCAAACTCCTTCCGTTCTTTGCTGTGAAGCCACGCACTATGAATAGCTGCACCTGCGACAAGCCCTGCGATCAGAGCAATAACAACATTCCAAAACTCAATCAATAACACCATCTCCTACGGAATTGTTGCCAAACCAATTTGATTAAGTAAAGTTGCACTACTATATCCAGTGTAGAACATCAGAAATTTCTCTTCAACCATTATCAGCCCTGGCCCATTAACCTCAGATGCCTCCCATCCACTTCCTTTCTCTAAAATTGGGTTATAAGGCAGCTTGTAAAAATCCTCAAAGCCTTTGAAAGATATAGCTAACCCAATAGCCCAAGTAGAGCCATCGTGACCAGAGTATAGAGCGTAATAAATTCCCAAATTCCAAAAAGCAGATGAAAGAGCCAATAGATTATCATCCCAACTTCCAGCAGCTCCTTTAGGAACAATTTGAGCTCTATCTGTCCACGTTGAACGGTCATCACTTGTCATAGCTTTCAGAATGTTTCCGTCTGTTCGGTATTGCATCCAATAAAGGTTGCCTGTTCTTAATACTCCCTGACATGGGTCTTGACAATCAGCGGGAATTGCGCAGTCTGCATCCTTACTCCAGTTAGCTGCAACGCATGGGTCATCAGCTAAATCACAGGAAAGAACACACATCTCATAATTCGCACCTTTAACAAACATAGTAAATTTGTTTCTGGGCAGGTCTACAACAACATTGGGATAACCAATTGAAGTTTTCCCTATATCTGTAGGGGTAACGATTGGCTCGTCAAAGCGGGTCCAGTTAGTCTTAACAGTTGGGTCACTCGTTATGGGACATCGAGCTATACCAATCCTTGGATTAGCCCAACCGCTTTGTGCTCCCAGATAAACGATGTAGTAGTAGTTACCATACCTGAAACAATTGGGATAAGCTACTTTGTGACTGTCGAATTTTCCAGAACGAACTTCAAAAAAGGGATTACCAGCATGTTTAACTGGTTTTCCTAAGGGAACTCGAATCACGTGGGTGAATGTAGCTTCATCAGCCCAGTTCCAAGCACGATGTCCATGTAAACCATCAACTTTATCGGCATCCAGTCCCGAATCAGCACCTTGAGGTTTAATATCTCTTGGTTTATGTTTGTGGATGTCGTCAGCAAAAGCCATCAAGTAATATCCTCCGCTTCAATCGTTACGTTGTCCCCGTCGCCGTCGTAGTCATAGCGCAACCGTAAAATCTCAGTCGTTCCATGCCACAATTTTACACGTTTCAAAACCTTCGAGCTGCCGGTCCCTTCCCATTCACGCGTAACCTTCGTTACGGTACCACTAATCATTGCAGCCCACAATAAGCCTTGAGCAATGGTTTTGAAAGCTTCTGGAGATTGACCCCAAGGAACCTCAGCCATCATCTCACTCCCGCTTTTGTCCTCGCTAACCTCTCCACCGTGACTGTTCCAGATCTGAGGCCATACAAGTAGTCGGCGAGCAGAGGCTTCTCTTTCCCAAGCTCCAAAATAATCTCTAGAGTCTGGTATCTTCCTGACACTACATATTCAATGAAGCTAATCCTGAAGTCTGAGTTAACGTTGTCATTCGGAATTGTAACAAGGGTCTTGTCTGCTGGTAACAGTCGATCATTACCGTAATCCAAGCACGTTGTCCGTAGCGTAATGGATTCTGCGGGGTCCTTTAGATGCGCAAGCAAGGCTTTAGCTCTTAGCTCACATTCATGGTCACTGTGAAGCTCCTCGTCGGTCTCGGTTAATTCCCGTGGATCAATCCACACTTTTCCGTTTGCTGCGACCGTGTAGGTATTCCCAAGATTATTCACCATCGTAACCGTGTTTGTCACTGTGTTAACTGCTGAAACTTCATTGTATTCTCCAACATTATCATCTTTGATCCAAACAAAGTCTCCAACACTAAAGATTGAGGCATCAACTACGACAACGTCTTTCTGCCCCGAAGCCGCGTCAGAAGTCAAGGCACTTTGGCTTGAAGAGCCCTCTTGTGTGGCTTCCCACCGTTTGTCACCAAAAAACTGTCCATCTACCCAGTAATCTAAGACACTGGCATTCATCCGAATTTCTACTTCTATAATTTTGCTCCAATTGAAGCCTGATTCTGCTCCCCACCGATCGGCGTTTTTGCGGCCTCCTCTAACAGAAATAAAGTGAAACTTCCCGTCATTAGTAACGCTTGAAATGGATGTAGAAGCCTGTTTGAAATTACTGTCTCTTACAGAGATAATTCCACTTACGGTGACACTTGACCGAGTGAAAATATTGTGCGTGACATATTTGTTCATGTCTATGGGAGAATCCCAATGATATAACGCGCCACCCCAGCCGCCACCATCATTAACAGCTATTTTCACGCTGCGACTTCCAACTTCTTTGTTAGTTGCATCAGCTGTAATGGTTGTGCCTGCCGATGTGGGCCCCCAGCCGGGATAAACAATAACTCCCGTGTTAATTCCGTATGTATGCTGAAGATTATTTACGCAAACTAAATGATCTCCAGCAACTATGCTTTCCACTTCATTCTCTTCATAATCGGGATACATGTAAATCCAAATCTTATCACCAACTGCAAAGTCGGTGGTGCTTGTGACATAGAGATTCTTCTGGCCAGAGGCGCTTGACTGATCTACCTTCGACCCTTTATATGGAGTAGCCATGTCCGTGCCAAAATCTTTTGACGAATCGTTGCATTTTTCAGCGGCGCCATAGACGATGATTTTGTTCCTTACGCGGTGGATATCCTTGCTATAACGGCTATGCTCAATTTTCTCAGAGAGGCTTATGGGACTTGTTTTGCTGTTTTTGGGAAAGAAGGCGAATTTACCGTCATACTCAACTCTGAAGTCGAAGCCGATGACGCCAGCCTTGTCAGCACTCTCAGCAATATACTTCAGAATGTCGAAAACGGGTGTGTTTTCATATTCCAAGAGAGTATAAGTCGTATCCGTGTCTTCAATTAACTCGGTTGAGTTGCGGACATGGCTTAAACCCACGTAGTTGTCAATGAGGTCTTTGACGATGGCCTCTCCTTTTTGATTCTCGTAAGTTTTGGTCACTACTCGTCGGAAAATCTTCTCGCCACAGCATCTTCCTCGCACCCGAATATAGTTTTCAACAGGTGTGGACTGCGGTTCAATTTCTTCAACTCGGCCCGTTAGAATGAGAGGGCAATTAACTCCTCTGCCGATGCTTATGCTTCCGTTGTCACCAACGTTGATCGGATTCGTTACCGTGTATTTCTTATCAAAATTCTGTAGCAGGCAGTCGAAGCTTGAAACCTCTTTTGTGCAGCCGAGATGAACCCGTAACTCTAAGATGTCTCCTTGAGGAGGAGTAACAGAACCGAAAACAACTGCAGCTTTGGGGATTTCCACACTCAAACTGTAAGCCCAATATGTTCCAACCACCGTCGAATTTGCGTAGACGTTGCCAGACGTTGCTAGAGTGAAAGATCCAATGTTCGTTGAATTAAGCAGAATATCACCTGATGTACCCTCCGTTTGAGGCTCAAATGTGCCGATTTCTGTAACGTCGTCGAGCCAGACTTTTCCCACATTTAACCCCAACAAATCGCTTCTATTTCTTTAGGAAATCTTTTCGTTAAGAGTTGCAAAAGAGGAATGTATTTGGATAGTCTACCATGGACTTTTATTCTTTTACGAGTATAGTGGACATTAACATCACTAAAAACTAAATACAAGAGATTCTCTAGTGTTGAGATGTTCCACGTGTAAAGGTGAGTTTTTGTTTTGTCAGGATCATAGGCACTGGGTAGTCTTATAAGAATGATTTTAGCAACTCGTTTCCATTCATTTAATGCTTTAAATGGGTTTTTCAAATGTTCAAGAACATGAATAGCATAAACTTTCTTGAAAGTTTTATCTCGGAATGGCAAGTTTTCAGCATCAGCTTTAATGAAATTCTTAATTCTTTTTGGATCGTAGGGTAATATAGATTGTTCTTTGTTATTTGGAAAAAGATCGATATTAACGTCTCCTCTCGGAGTAGCTCCACAACCCACATCTAATGTTTCAAAGATTTCCAAGATTAAACCTCAAATATTCTGACTTCAGCGCCGTCAAGCCAAACTTTACTCACATTTAACCCTCATCCAGAATTATATCTTCTGTTCGATGTTGTTTTTCAATTCTTATGAAGGGAACTGTTTTTCCGTTTATCTGAGCACGTTTTGCTGGGGCATCAACACTTTCAGCTTTTTCACGTGCAATACTAAATCTTCCGATGATTGTTGGACTTTGAGAATGAGAAGGCAAAGTTTCTATCACTGAAGAGTGTTTAGAAATTCTTTCCAAATTTTCTGTAGTCACTATCTTTTCTGCAAGCTCATGGTCTGTTCCCCAAACTTCTACGATACACCATTTTTCTATTTCATTGTATTCAAGCACTAACAGGTTCATGCCGTGTTCAAGCTCAATGTCCGGCTGAAGGCTTCCAGCCTTTCTGGAGCCCACGGTTTTAACTTTCAAAATTTTCCTTTCTATCATCTCACTCACCTTTACAATTCTTGAAACTCTTTCAAAGACCAAATACCAAATTCTACGCCCGGAGCGGTTCCACCAGTATATGATTCGATGTAGAGACTCATAGGATTCTGTGGAATATTCGTTGTATGCGTGGCTTTCAAAGCTCCGTCAACATAAAACTTGATTGAAGCCGAAGCCCATTCTATTTTAAACGTTTTTTCAGTTGTCCAATCCTCGCCAGGAAGATCGGTTTGAGTTGTTGTCTCATTAACCTTGTTTGCGACTGTATATGTTCCTCCTACATTCTGGAACCAGATTAAACCTTCACCAGCCCAGCCGTGGTGATATTCGAAACCAAATACATGTATTCCTCGATTTGCTCCTGGATTCTTGATATAGGCTTTGCACTGGTAAGTTCCAAAGTCAAAAACTGCTCCAATTGTCCACAATGAACCATAAATATTGGTTGGAGCAACCGATGAAACTCTGGTGGTGTAGTAGCCATCTGCGTAATAGCTGAGGGTATATTGACTTGTGCGGGTTGCCAGAGTCCATAAGGGTAACGCATCACGTAGTTTTTGTTTATCTATGTTTATGCTCATTCAATTCCTCTCCTTCGAAGCTCCTCTTCCTCACCAGCCCGACGAATCGACCGAGTATAACCAGGCGTCTCCGCTGCAGCAGCATTATATCGCTCCACAGAAGATGTTGCAACATTCATTTGAGAAGCAAAATATGCCATAGCAGCCGCAGCCGCGATAATCACACCTATCCCGACACCGGTGAGGGCCAAGAACGTTGCATGACTGATGTTAAGGGCGTTTTGAATTGCAGTAGCGACAGAAGTAACCGAGCTGAGAACCTGGATTGCACGCACAACGCCGCCTACTGCAGTCATGCTCATGCCCAGAGTTCGCATCCAACTTGACTGTTCTTTGCTGAGAATGCCAAATTGTTCACCGAGGCGACCGATAGAAGCTGCACCCATCCCCAACGTTGTGAGGTCTCGAGCTGCCTCCTTGAAGCCAACAGACATAGATTCTGCGGAAGCCTTAACCTCAGCACTCATCCTTGCGGCGTCACTACTTATCTTACCGAACTCCTCGCTTGCCTCATTATAACAGGCAACGGTTATGGCTACCTCTTGAAAACTCATCCAGAAGCCTCCCTTATCGCCCAACTAACCGCTCTATGAACAGCATTCACCAACGCTTGCATTCTCAACTCAACAGCACGACTCAAGAAGCGACGGGCTTCCATGTACCTGGTTCCAAACTCCACATAACCTGCGTAATGAGCAGAAGCCCCCACCTTTAGGATCCAGTCTTCTATCTTGGCATAAATTGTGCTTCGCAGATATCCCGTTCTGACAGGACATAAAGCCCTAGCCACATTCGCAATCGTCTCGCCCTCGAAAGCTAGACCATAATGCACGTGCTCCTTCATGGCCTCATCTAACTGATTCAGTCTTGAACGCAACTCGGGTATTCCATCAAGCCTTACATTAAGTTCAGCAAATGGCATTCAGAATCTCCTCAGTTGCGACGTACATGCGGGCTTTGACGCTTAGCCTTCTCCACCTCTTCCCTAGTTTGCCGATCCACCTCGTTAAGGATAACAAGAAATTCCTCAATAGTCTTAGCTGGTTGACGCTCAAGCTCTTCCAGGGTCCAACCAAACTCTTTGCACAAACGGAATTTCGTGAGGCTCGAATGTGGAGTTTCACGTCTCATCGCCCGGATCAGTTTTTTCGCTCTTCTCTGGTCAAGCCGCAGACACGATTGACAGCCTTACTCAACAACTCACCAAGGCCCACTGGAACCCCATTTTCCTCGCTCAGCAACTTCTCCAATGTAATCGGGTTAGACTTAGGTTGCTCCTTCAAACTCGCGATAATTGTCTCCGCTTGGATAGCTACATAGTCTGAGGATACTACTTGCCCTGTGATCTGATGATATTTCGTGTGTTTCTGGATTATGCGGCTGCGCTTAGCCCATGTGATCTCTTGGAAGACGTATCGACCGACATATCCCTCGCCAAAGCGTTCGTCTATCTCAACCGTTTCTTTTCGCATCATTAATCCTCTCCATAACTTTGATTCGATTTTCAAGCGCAGTTTTCAGGTCCTCCACGATAAGTTCTTGAAATTCAAGTGGTAGCGCATGAAGTCTTTTTATCCATGAACCCATGTCAACCACTCCCTACAATCACGATAGTGAAAGCGAACGCATCAATGCCCGATATCGTTGCACTAACATCGAGAACAAAGGTTATGGGAATAGAGCTGTCAACTGGAATTTCGCTTCCATCGTAATTCCAAGTCAGGGTTATGAAAGATGAAGCATTCGCCGGCGTCCAATCTTCCGTGAATAGGCTCAGAGTTATCGGAACATTGCTTTTGTTTTTGATGTAAGCTGAAAAATTCTTCTGTTCACCAGGCTCAACCATGCCCCAGTTAATGCTGGTTACCCGAACCGTCAAGTCAATGTCTTTGTAAACGTCGACTCCGACCAGTTTTAGAGTTGCTGAACTTGGGATGCGACGTGTCCACTGCATAACCGCAACCGTCGAAACTATGCCGAGACATAACCCAAACACAGCTGCTAAAACAACTACGTGAACACAAAACTTCTTTTCCTTCAAGCACCCCATGTCAAAACCACTTCCTCTCAGCTGATCGCCACGGTTTTGGCAACAAATGGCGCCTTAACAGCCACGAGATCCTCAATTCTGGTTGGTTTAGAAACGCTCTCCCACTTGCAGCCGCTGAAAGTAGCCTTATTGATTCCGCCAAGACCGAACTCTAGGCTGAACTCGTTATCGTTGATGGCGTCGTCAAACTCTTCATCCGTCTCAAAATCAAAAGTTAGCTCTCCTGAGAGATCTCTGTGTCGTGCAGCCAAGTACTTCAGCATGTAACCGTCTTGACCTCGAATCACTGGGATTCGTTTCAGGTTGTTGGCTATGACGAATTTGAAGTCGGTGACACGCTCCAGCGTTATCGTGTTCTTCTTGACGTAGCTTTCATAGAAAGGGATAGCCGCCTCATGATCGGTGTATGATGCGCCCGCTTTTGTGGTTAAAATCCCCGCGTTCCGTCCTACAAAGCCAGTCGTTATCTTGAGGCAGTCCTCCACCGAACATTCAGCAGTCACGTTGTCTATTCTGCAGCCTTGGTACAGTAGCGCAAATAGGCTAGCGGCTTTTTCGTAGATGATTTCTATGCTGTAGGATTTTAGCAGAGTCAGGTCATCAAGAAAATCCGTGTGTGGGTGATAGTTCACTCTTAGATCGGCTTGTCTTAAGCCTCTTTTGATAAACTGCAAGTCTCTGGACCCTGTTCCGCGTACCTTGATATTACTTGGATTGAGTATCGGGTCCACGCTGATGACAGATCCTATTCCATGCATTGCGGGAGTTGCCGGTGTTACTCCATAGGTTGTCTCCTCAACATAGTACAGTTTTGCTTCATGGGCACCGTAAGGCATGCTCAACTGTTCTCAACTCCAATCATTCTAAGCTGTTCCTCCAAAACGATGCGTAACAACAAACCAAGTGACAGCCCACCAAGGAGGCCTAAACTGCAGGTCCTCACTTTCAGATGGAGAAATTAAATCAACATAACTGAGGTTTCCGCCAGGAGCCTTACAGTTGGACCTTATGATGCGCTCTATTTCTCTGCGAAGTTTCCACCGCATCTTCTTGCCAGTTATCCCAGTCTTATCGATCGCCCAGCCCGTAATCCGATAAGCATCACGATAGAGGACCTTTCCCGCACCAATGGCTAGTTGCTTCACGTTGCTGCGACTCGGGTCTAAATCAATCGTGACTTGGGCATCATAGTTTTTGAACGCCTTACTGTTGAAGCCTTCCTGACTAACGTGGCAGGTTGCAGCCGTAACATTATCGTCTTTCTTAACTGAAATGTTGTCCTTGATTAAAGTGAGAAGCGTGGTTTTAGGATCCTCTACGCTCATGTCATCACTCGCCTACAGAGAGCGGTTCGATATTCCAGATTGCCGCGGAAAAAGTATGATTCTGGGGGTAGGATCTCCCACTCAGCGCTCTGCCAAACTACACGGTCTTTCTGTTGAATGTTCGCAGTCACAAAAATGCGAATATAGTCCGCCACGGAGTAACCAGGTTCAAAAGCTATTTCCTCTGCTCGAGCTTGCTCCACAATGGTCTTAATGTCTTCGGTTGTCCATATTATGGCCAAATCCCCGGTATCTGGATCAGCAGCGCCTTCCTGCCTTTTCTTCCAAGTAACCGTTATGCCTTCATGAGCTAGGATCTGCGGAAAATAACCCGTGTTAAACCCTCCCTAGATAGGGCTCGCGCAACCTCTCAATCAACCGTTCAACTTCTCGGTAAAGAGTTTCAGCCTTTCCACTCTGAGAGGGCCCACTTGATTCAGCAACACTTAGAGAACCAATTCTATAGCTTAGACCAGAAGCAACTCCACCGCTTACGTAAACCAAGCAATAGATCGCCGCAAGATTAGTGATAGCAGCAGCTTCAGCCTGAGAGCAATTTGTATAATCAATGGTGAGCCCCGTCTCTTCCTCAATCGTAGCTTCAGAATCTTTAATCAGCTCAGTTACCTTTGAATCATCGATATCCGTAGCAGAGAGCTTAACTCGATCCCGAACCCTATCAGGAGTGACAACTGCCAAACACGTTCGGCTCCTAAATACATGTAAAATGAGGAAACAAGCTCAAATAAACAATTTGACGGAAAAAGATACGCTAAAAAAGATGTGCTAGAAAAGATACGCTAAGAAATAGACGGAAAAAGTGGAAAAAGAAGAGCTTATTGTTTAAACTATTTTAGACTCTTCTTCATCTTTCGATGTATATATTCCTTGAACCGTATTGCGGGGTTCCTCTCTGGCGGAATAAGGCGAAGGGCATCAATGATAGATATCCTGCTTCTATATCTCTCAACTATTTTCGATGTTTCTACTGTAACATCGCTTAATAGACGCAGTTTATCTCTAACCTCTTTCAATATCTCTTTAAAATTGCCTCTTCTCTTACCCCTGATAATAGTGTCAAAAATCAAGTGTTGAGCTCTTAGGTACTCCCTTAGTAAACTCTTCTCGTGCTTCGTGATGAGAGGTTTATCTATGAGAACTCTAGCGTGAGTATGGAGTATGGCTAGGTCATCGTAGTAGCTGCAGCGTTCTTGACGGCCATAAAAATGGAATTCGCTTCTACAATTTTCACATGTGTCAAACGTAATCTTAACCTGACGATTTTCACTCGGGGAGTTGACCAGTCTCTCCTTGATGAAATTTCCACAAAGGTCGCAGTAAAATTTAGCTAGATTTCTATAAACCATCTACCCATCCCTCCACCCAAGTGGAGCAAACCTGTGGAGAGTCCACTTTCTCCACCCCCTTAACGGTTATATCCTCATCATCTCCCTAAAAAAAATTGTGGAAAAGGAATAATTTTCACCAACCGATAAGTTAACAGAACCAAGAAGAGGAAAAGATAATTTTTAGGCTTTTGCGCCGTGGGCTTTGATTGCTCGACGTACAACGTCTATGACAACTGCAACTATTACTGCTTCTCCCATGGGTAACGCTTGAGATGCAAGTATCAACATAGGCTCATAGAACAGCCAAGTTTCCGCTAACCTGCCAAAATCATATTCTACTCCGCGATCACGCGAAAGATTCTCCACGTACCCAAAGATGTTAACGATTAACCCCACGATAACCCCGATAAGCATCGGATTCTCATACCACAGTTCACCGCCCTTCAGCAAATTCGTGAGAAGACCTTCAGCATCATTTATCGGAGGAATTACACCAAGGCCTACGAATAAGCCTACAAGCACGAATGCCACTGCAATCACGGCGCAAAGCACTTTCATCTCATACTTCATTTTGATCCTTTCACCTCCCCTCACGTTCTAAGCCAGTATGACGGCATCTAGAACGTAACCATAAAAGACCGGAAGAGGTGATTTCATAGGGCGCGCGTTTATTTTTCTGGTGAACATAGCCTTGAGCTTTCAAGTCACGAAGAGCCTTACGGAACATGGCACCGCTAAAACTGTTGTCTCTAACAGCAACCTTCTCCAGATCAGTCCATCTTTGACGCCCTTTCTCAAGCTTACCTAACAAAATCTCCCACAACCTAAACCGTTGAGACAAGGCACTCATTCTTCAATAGGCTCCTCTTCAGCTTCTTCCTCAGCCTTCTCAAGCGCCAAGCCCATGTCAACCAAAATCTTTCGAAACTCCTTAGCAGAAATTATGTCGGGTCTATCTCTTGCGATGTCTGCGAGTATGGGCAACAACGCTTCAACATCAGGCTTCTCCGGTAATCCCCAATTAAGACGTACATCAGCCTCGACAACATCATGCCCAGATTGTTTGATAACAGGAGCAAAAACTTCACCTTCCACAATCCGCTCAATAAACCGCTGCAAAGCCATAACCTTACGCTCAGCCATCTCATCAGCAACGCGAGCAAAAGCTTCGGTAAAACCACGCTCTGTAAACAACTTCGGAAGAGGAGTCTCCAATCCAAGATAAACTTGATTGCGGATATGTTCGACGTAAGATTCAAATCGACTACGAGGGTCCACAAGAATAGTTTCAACTGAGGCATCCGACTGATTAGTCACATATCTTGCTCCTTCCCGGGGCATGTTCACAACTTTCTGCTGGATCTCTTCTATGTTACGGGCCTTCGGAAATTTCCACAGCTCTGTCGGACCAGCGTATTTCTTGATGATATCCGTCATCCCCTTCTCCATTCCAGCCTTCATAGCAACAAAAGAAGGCCGCGTTTCACCATCTGCTACTTTAAGTTCCATGCAGAGAACATGTAGTATCCCGGTGCCAAAAGCCTCTTGAGCTACAGGATTCCAGCGAAAATGAGTGATTCGCGCAGGGTCCAGAGTCTTTCCACCATAGCTAAACGTCTGCTTGTAACCCTGAACCTCACCATACTTACCTCGTAAGATCTTGTCAACGCTCGTGACCGGTAAAAGTGTGAGGGCCTCTAATCGTTCTGGTTCAATCTTCTCCCAGAAACTATTCCCCAAAGCAACAATCTCACGAGCTGTCGTCTGCAACAACCCATCCAGATTCACATGCTCATTAAAGTCATCAACAACTTTCTTTGCCTCTTCAAATCCTTCAGCCGCTGTTGTGTAGAAGCCCATGCCCACCGCTTGATCAGCTAAAAAGTCAACTGCAGCCTTAGCCGCAGGATCCCGCATATAAAAGTCGACAAGAGTGTCAAACCCGATAGATGGAGTCTCACCGATTTTAGATTTCCATGCAGGTAAAAGAACAGCTTCCGAGCGACTGATTAAACTAGTAAAACGGTCAAGAACTCGTCTCCCAAAACCTCTGAGATGTTTACTCAGCTTAACGTCACCTCAACAGGCAATCTATCTGAATAATAAGGCGGTGTGTGTTTAGTGCAGACGTAACGGGTTGTTAAGGTCCACTCAGGCGGGCGACTGAAACCTTCTGCTTTAATGTCAGTTCCAGCCTCAATGCGATACGCTTTAGGATCCATGTCAGGCGTGAAAGGTGTCATCTCAGCCCCGCATAAGGGACAATACCGGTCACAGTCACAATCCTTAATGGTTCCTGACGACCGAGGCTGAACGTGCGTTCTACCACAACGAGGACATTTACCTCTAACCCAGCCTACTCTCGCACTCATTTTGAACGCCTTAAAGGCTCTTTAATGGTTGGCTTTCTTTTCGAGTTTAGCGAGGCGATCCTTGACTTTGTCGATTTCAGCCGTCAGCTCAACGTTATCCAAGACTTTCTTTTTGGTCATGTTTCATGTCTCCATAAAAAAGGGGAAAGAAGGCCTAGGCACCAGTGATTTTACCGATAGCGTTAGCCCGCATTGTATTGTAGACCCAACGAGCCGTGATAGCAACGCCAGCCAGGTCTTTTACCGGGTCCTCATACTCTTCGGTAGTGATGTCCCTTCTCACGAAGAGCACGCCTGCATGTTTGCTGTCATCAAGCAATACTGTGCCACTTGGGACTCTTGTTGAGATCAAGACACGCATGCCAAGTAACGTTCCGATTTTTCCTGTAGGCGCCACTGCTGGACCACCCCACTCCATAGCCTTCTGAATAGCCGTGTCCTTCAGCAGATCAGCAAACTCGCTGGGATGAACCGCTATAACATCAGCTGCGAAATCATCTGACATGATTAAGTTAATCATGTTGACAATATCCGCATACGCCAGGGTTCCTGATGTTGCTGCTGCAGCGCTGTTCCCCGCATCCGTAATCATCTGGGTTATGATTTTCTCGGTTTCGAGGTCTGCCATGGCACGGCCTGCTTCTGCAAGCTGATATTGGATAACGTCCCATTCGGCGTCTTCGACCATTTCTCTGCTGATCAAGGGGCGAACCCCGTATTTCTTAGGCGTCAAAGTCACACTGTCATAGTTTTCTGTGCCAATAGGAATCTCGGCGCCTTCAGCTACGTCGTAAGCCTTGCTTAGTATCGCGCGTGGAATCTTTATGCTAGGCGCATCCTTCGCCATCACTTGGACAAGCTCTCTGCCGATTAAGTTAGGCTTCGCAGCTTCCCACACAATATCGAGTACCTTTGCAACTGCTTGGCTGCTGTCGCTAAGTAACGTTCGTCGGAGACGAGGGTCTTGACCCGTCAATACGGGAATCATTTTCTGCTGCAGCTCCCGATGAAGCTGATCCACTATTTTTCCGCTGAAACTTGTGTTGAGATGTTGTTCGAGACGTTCAACCGCTAAATTGGTTCTTTTCAATCTGTCCACCTCACTTGCATACGAAAACGAGTATCCAGTCGTCTGCTGCCGCTGCTGCCTGCAATGCGATCCCCGCCTTTCTGCCATAGTAGATCGTGTACGTCGCCGTTCCCCCTTCATTCACAGCCTGATCGCTTAGCTCAATGGCTCTGCCGCTGGCGTCGCTCTTCACCGCCTTTCCACGAGTGATCGCTCCACCAGCCTTCATTTTGCAGACTCCGTGAAGGCAGACTGACACTTTTTCGCCGCTAGAAGCGTCTTTCAAAGCTGTACCAATCGGGTCGCTGTCTAGGATTGCTGGCTGAACTTCCAAGTCTCCTGTTAGTCGCACGTAGGTGCCTTTGGTAACGGCTGCTGTTGCCTTGAAAAGCGAGACAATTTCGCCTTCGCTTATGAAGCCTTCCTCGTCGGGCCAGTTGTCAGTCATTGCTGGCCCTCCATCACTTCACGAAGCGACAGATTCTTAAGAGACTCTTCGTTGCCCTCGGGTTCCTGGGGCACAATAACTGCTCGGCCAAGTTTCTGCTCAACTTCGCCCTCATTGGTAGATGCCCCTGTTTTCGCTCCCAGAGCTTTCTCTAATGCTTGAATTTCTGAATCAAGCGCGTCAATTTGCTGTTGAAGCTTTGCTTTCTCTTCTTCTGTCGCGGCTTCCAGCTTCTCAGTCAAAGCAGCCTTCTGAGAGGTCAAATCGGCAATTTTCTGTTTTATCTCTTCGGCAGTTAGATCAACTGCTGGTTCAGCTTCTTCATTTGCACGTTCAATCTTGCCCAGTCGCTCGTCAAGGTTAGTCAGCTTGGAATCAATGCTTTGCAATATTTGCGGAAGTGTTTTCTTCTCTGGAACTTTGAGATGTTGGTTTAGTCTGTCAAGTTTCTCCTCGAATTTCTCGAATTTTTCCTTAATTTCTTTTTCTTCCATACTGCTACTCTCCGTAGCACTCGACGGCGCAGGACTAACCTGAACGCCTATTGGCTCGGTTTGAGCGTGCTCTTTAATCCAAACTTCAGCTTGTTCACGGGTCCAGCCTTTCGCTTTCAAAAAGAGAAACGCAAAATCTTCCTCTGCCTCAGGCTTTTCTTGAAGACGTCCCTTAATCGCTTGGATTCCAGCTGCTAGGTCTCGCCAGCCTAAAGTGAAGAAGTCGGGCAAAAAGCCGTGAACGTCACGGATTGGCCATAAGATAAATTCTTGATCAGCTTGTTGCTGAAGTTTTTGCATAACCTGGATGCTGGTGCCAGAAATAGCTGGTACGGCCACTAGGCTTAATTCGGCGTTGTACAAGTCATGCGGAACTTTTCCATCCAAAACATCCAAACGAGTGTAGTTAGCTGCAATAGAAACGTGATTAATCAGGCGTTTACGGATCTTTTGCTGAGCCTCCTCATCGTAAATTTCAGCTTCATAAAAAAGTGTGTTCGAATCAGGATCCCACTCGCTTTTGGCGACTTTTCCAACAGCATTCATCGCCGAAACATGTTCATAATAAACAGGGGCTCCAAGAAGTTTCGCAGCAAATTTCTCCAACTCCTCAGGCGTCAAATCGTAATCGTTACGATCCAAACCAGCTATCGTTGCTACCCCAAAAATCCTCAACGGTTTATCCGTGATCTTCTGCATAATCTGGAAGGGCGATAACACGCTAACGTGTTCACGGACCCGCCCGCCTTGATGTTCCTTGAACCATGCCTTCGCTTTCTCTAAGGTCCACTTATTCTTATCAAAAAGATAGCTCTGCACTTCAGTAGTGTCCTGACCCTTCGGCTTACCAATAACCGCTTTTATACGCTCTTCCTCAGAAAGCGCAATAGTGCGGAGACTGCCCTCTTGAAACTCGCTTGGGCTACGATGTCCAGAACGAATGGAATCAGCCGTAACTTCCCACGGCAA